TGTGTTGTAAGCTGGCTATTTCGCCCAGGATCTTACTGTCGGTTTTTAATTGCATAAAATAGGGTTTTTGTTTGTCGTTGGTAAAATTATAGTAAAAACGTTTAAACCACCAAATTTATTTTTATAGGGGCATAAAAAAGCCCAGTGTAGACACACCAGGCTTCCTTTTTTGTACTAGACCATTGAAATTTATCTAACCAACTTGCTTGCTTATGCTAAAAATAGTGCTTTTTCTTCATTTCTGCGTCTTACTAGGCCCGGTAAAACTACCTTTTGGCCGTTTACCATTCCTTTGTTCCAGCGATCAAATTGGGCCGCTACCTCGCTTTTAGGTGCGCCGCTATTAAGTAATCTTAAAAGTGTGCTAGATTGAAAAGCCCCGATACCTACATTGTACACAAAACTTGTGAGGCTGTCTAATTGGTTTTGGTTTATAGGTACCTTAACCAATGCTTTGATCTTTGGGACTATTGCCTTTGTTTCCTTTCTTAGCCACTCAATAGCCTTTTCCTGAGTAATACTATCACCTAGCTTTACTTTACGCTTTGCGTCGTAATTATAGGTAGATCCATAACCGATTGTAGGTATACCCACCGGATCAATATAAGCGTCTAAATACTTATTGATGTCGTCGGCCTCAAACTTTTTAATAAGTTCCTCAGCCTTTGCCCCTATTGCCATTGTGCTACTTAATAAGATTAACGCCACAACTCCAATAACCAGGTATTTTTTAGCCTGGCTTGTCATTATGGACGGTTATTTAAATTGATGTCAGCGTCTTTTGCTGCAAATAAACCTAGACCGCTTAAAATGGCTGTAATACCGCTAGGCAAATCACCCTTTAATACGGTTGCAACGCCAGTAATTACGGCACCTAGGCCGAATAAACTTGTTTTCCAGTTCTTAAACATATTGTTACATTTTTGTTACAAAATCAAGTTTTGTTTCAATGCGCGCCAGACGATCCAATATTTCCGTATTGGTATTATTGTGCCTGGATAGATCTCTTTCAATTTTATCTAACCTATTTTTGGTTGTAAAATAGAAGCCACCGCCAGCGGCTACAAATAAACAAATACTAAATAACAGATCCGTCGCCATTTTCTTCTTTTAATATTTCACGCGCTATTGCATTGTAAGCGTCGGCCGCTGTCATAGCTGCCGTTAAATTTTCAAATAAACCGCTTTTGCTAGCTGCGTCTAAAATTTGTTTTAAAATTGCAAGTGCTTGTTTGGTTTCCATTGGTTTTGTATTTTAAAGATTAATTAAGCTAGTGTAATATTTAACTTACTAGCAGCCCATTCGTATGCTGCCTGGTTAATATCTGCGCTAGATCCCCAGACATCATAGTCAGGCTCTCCCATTGTTAAATTTCCGTCTGCAAGTTTTATTTCTGCGCTATCTAATAACTGCCAGTAAAATGTTGCAGAATTTAATAAATTGTCGTTAATGATAATTAGGTTAAAAACGGTTGCTGTTTGTTGTTGGCCGTTTACCCAAATTGAAATAGGTTGTATTTGCTTCATATTATTTTATTTAAAGTTTTATTTGTGTAACACCCATCGTTACAGTGCCTACTGTTGTTTGTGCAAACAATGTGCCTGAACTAGCTGTAAAACTAACTGCTGCACCGCTTCCATCACTAATTGATACTATAACAACTGTTGATCCTCTTGCCATTAATGTAGCAACACCCTGGGCGCCGCCAATATTATTAAACCAAGCTGCAAAATAAAATGCACCTACTCCAATTCCACCCTCAGATACTTGCGTACTAGATGTAGTAACAGTTTTGCTTTCTGCATGAAAAATAGATCCTGAAATACTTATATTTCCGTTAACTTGCAGCCTGTTTCCGTTATCTGTAAATGGTGATCCAATTATTAGATTTCCGCTTGATGAAATAGTTGTTCTTTGCACTCCATTAGTGAATACACTAAAATCATCTGTTCCATTTCTTAATCTTACTGCATTTGTACTTACAGAAGATAACATAAATATGTCGCAATTAGGGTTTGCGCTATTAACTGTCATAACTAGTGGGCTAACTCCATCACCCTGTAAAGTTAATTTACTCGAAGCTGTTGTTGTACCAATACCAACATTTCCAGATAAATAACTAGTTCCAACAACTTGTAACTTTTGGCCGCTATCAACAACTCCACCCACTAAAAAATTACGTGCGGCAGATATTCTAGCTGCTTCTGCTACGTTTGTAGTATCATAAATACCAAACAAAATAGGGCTTGCTGTTGTTGATCCGTTAAATATACAAAAATCGCGATCTGCACTACCCTGGATAAAATTGTTTGTAGCTGTTGAAATACCTAAACCGACGCGCTTTGTTGGGCCGCTTTCTGCGTTATCAATACGCAAACTAGGTGCGCTTGCTCCTACTATCTGAACGCCATTATCGCCAGTTGAACTTGCTACTACTAATTTACCAGATCCAACAGTTGACGTTCCAATTAATACTTGGCCCGTTGTCTTTTTAATTCTTAATGGCTCAATACCGCCAATAACATCAAAAACGCCAAAATCATTAGCACCAGCGTTGTAAAAATTACCAATGCGCCACAAACCAGCGTTACTATTTTGAAAAGCTAGTAAACTGTTATTTGTTGCTACTGTTTGATTAAGCTGCTGAATTACGCTAACTCCACTGTGTACATCAAAAGCGGCTGTTGGTGTAGGTGTGTTAATACCTACACTTGTATTAAAATAGCTTAAATCATAATCAACTATAAAAACGTCTTTTACAGTTCCAGTAACAATATTACTATCATAAGTAAATCTAAACCTTTCGCCACCAGAAGCAAAAGGGCTGCCATCATCACCAAGAGAAAAAACTAACTCACCTTGACCAAGACCAGCAGCAGTACCTATACCGTAAATTTCAAAAATATCATTAGTTGCCATTATTTGGCTAAAAGCACTAGTTTTTACAGTTCCAGTGTTTTGGGCCAATGAAATATTATTTGCATTTAAACCGCCAGCAGTTATTGTAATACCCTGGCTTGTTGTATTTCCGTTTGTTGTTACTTGCTGTAAAGTTCCAGTAGTACCAGCGCCAGGATCGGCAATCTGTACCCAGGCTGAGCCAGTATCGCGATAAAGACCAGTGCTTGGGCTGTCTGTATCTATAAAGATACGTCCAGCAAAACCAAAAGCTGGCCTAGTAGCCAAACTACTAGCATAAAACGCTGGCGTCTGTCTTTGGTTTAATATTGATAAATCTATATTTGGCATTATCCTATATAATTTTTCTTAACGGTTACCAGGTTATTAAACCCACCTGAATTAATAAAGTTGGCAAAGAAACGGCGCGTTGTAAATTCGCCCTGGTTGCCTTCTATTTGTAAACTTTGATTTTGTTGCAACGTAACGTTTTCAATTTGTACGGCATTAGATCCGTAATTGATAAATAAAATACTATTACAGTCGCTTGTAACGTAACCGCTCACATCATACGTTGTAAAGTTAACGTCGTATTTTATAAGTTCTGCGCCTACTAGATAATTAGCCATTGTTTTTTAATTGAAGGTGAAAAGAAAATTAAATTGTGAACGGTACGCCCATTTTTTTAACTCCGCTTACCTGGTTAACGTAATAATTTTGGTAAATATTTTCGCTATGTTGCGGTTGTGGGTTGCCTTCACCAAAATTTCTAATTTCATCAACTATTGTAACGCTTTCCGTTTGTATTGTTGGTTGCAACATTTCAACTGGTTGTGCTGGCTCCGCTGGCATACCAGGAGAAGTGATTAACTGCGCTGGCTTCTTTTTCATAAAGAAATACCAATAAGCTAGGCCCGCTGCCACAAATAATATTAAATTCTTGTTTTTCATATTTCAAACATTGATTTTTCATAATCACTTAATAAGTCCGCTGGATCATTAATAAACTCGCCTTTATCTAGTGGGCCTATTTCAATAGATCCTTTCCTTTTTCTAGTAGCCGCGTAAACAATTACGCCAGCTAATAAAAGTAATATAATTAAACCGCCTTTATTTTTCATCTTAATAGTTTTTTAAACCGTTAACATATTTTATCAACTGGTTTACTTGCTCCGCGCTAAATCTATCTGCGGGCCAACTTAAAGCCCCGCCACCCTGTAACCAGCTTAACAAATCTTTGCCTTTTGCCTGGTTAAATTTGTCCGATAAATAACTTACCTGGCTTTTTGTTTTAAGCTGCTTAAATACGCCTAAAACAGCGTCAAAATCGTCGCTAAAATAGCCTGGCGCGTTCCAGATCGTATCAATAAATTTATTGACGTTGGCGTTTGTTAAAATAGTTGCGCCACCTTTACGCCAATAATTAGGGTTCCAGGCGCTACCTGGGTTGCTTGTCTGCTTCTCAATTTCTAACTCCTCGTTGCTTTTTTGCAGCCCTACGCTTTCTAGTATTGGCTTAATTACTTTGTTATAACCAAAATAAACCACTACCAGACCAATTATAAGGCTGCTATTATCTTTAAAAAAATTACTTCTGGCCATTATAACATAAATAACAATGAAGTAAGTTTTGCGCTGCTCATTTCATTTAATTTTCTCAAATGATCTATTGTTACGCCTTTACTCATTAATGATTGTAAAATTTCAACCGCTTCTGCTTCATCACCTATCCCAGCTATTGCCTTTGGGCCACCTAGTCCGCTTGCTAGTCCTGATATTAAAGATATAACACCAGCCATCAATGCTTCCTGAACTTGCGGATTGCTTATCATTTGATCAATAGGGCTTTTGGGTGCTTCTTCTTCTTCTTCCAGATCGTCCATTGCTTCTATTGCGGCTATTCTGCTTTGCAACATTTGGTTTTGTTCAACTAGCTTTTCTAGTAACATCTCTGTTCTAGGGCTACCGATACCAGCCATTGACTGCATTGGCATTAATTGCTGCGGCCTATTTAGCTGAAAAGAAATACTGGTAAGAACTGGGCTATTTTCTTTTTTAGATCGGCCCCTACCAGTACTTCCCTCGCTAATAACTTGTATTAAATACGGATTGTAATTTTCTATGTTATTGCGAAGCTGTGTTAAGGCGTTAACAAGTTCCTGGCGTCCAATTTCTTTTTCACCAGCATAATTATACCTCAAATATTGTGGTGTCGGATTGACGCCAGCAAATATTTTATATTCGCTTCCTTCTGCTGCGTCGTAAAAGTTTACGACTTCATCAATGGTAAATATTTCGGGCCTAAAAGCTGCCATAACATAAAAATTTTACAAGTAGTAATAAACGCCAAAACTGTAAGCCACGTTCGTGGTTGCTAGTGCTGTTGGCAAAGATACAAATGATTTAGTCCAGCTAATATCAATATCATTCATACTAGGCAAATCAAATATAAAAGGGGTTGAACCTTCTTGGATATTGTTTAAGCCTACTAATGGAATATTGTAGATCAACTGTAAATCACCCTGGTACAAAGTTAAAAATGACTTTTTAGCGTCCGCAACTGTAACTGGTGTTGATCCAGTTAAAGGCGTTGCACTAATTGCGCCAGCTATATAAACTTGTACTGCTTCAATCTTTGCGTTTCTTAATTGTGGTAAGTCAGGAAAATAAAAGCGCGTAAGTGTTGATCCACTTGGCACTGGAATTTCGACTGCTTCAAAACGTTTGATACGCATATTTCAAAATTAATTAATTAAAAAAGTTGACGGTAATATCCGACCGTCGGCGGCGGCGATTAAGGCCCGCCAGGCACATATTGTAAAATATTATTTTACAGTGGTACAATTTTGTGCTAAAATGCCCCTCTGGATTACACAAATAAAGCTATTTGAAGTAATTGTAGCTGGCGCACCATTTGCAGTTAACTGAAAATTAATGTTAGCCGCGCCATTCATTACAATACCTGGCTCAACTGGATAAAAAGAGTCGCTAGAAGCAGACCACTGATCAACAGTATATTGCGCTGGTGATGTAGCAGTTGCACTGTTAAAATTTGTATTTTGTTGCGTTTGTGGAACAAAATAATGTCTTGCCACGTCCCAAGCGCTTAAAATCTGCTCGTTGTTAATAGTAAGGTTCAAATAACCATTGTAAATTGACCATAAATCGTCGTCGCTACTGCTTGTAAAAGCAGTTGCGTTTGGATAAGTGTACAATTTAGCAGCAGTATTTGTACCAGTACCAACGCCAATTAATACAGAAATTTCTGTTGTAACAAAAATATCCTGTAAATTAAGGCGCTTTTCGTTTACTCTACTTGCTCCGTTTTGGGTATCGTTAACAAGTACAGGTAAATGATAATTTGCAATAGAAGTGCTTAAAGCTACTTCACTGCGTAAATATGATTGCGTCAATTTAGCGTGATCTACACTATAACCTAAACCGCGCACTAAGGCTTTCGCATTTTCGAAAACCATTCTGCTTCCCATTTGAGTTGCCATTTGTTATAAGTTTTTTATTTTTTAATAAAGGTGAAAGGAAAATAAATTAACAGCCTTCTTCATCCAGGCCAGCTATTGACGGCGTCATATAACTTTTGTCAACTAAACCCTCGCGGTTGTAATAAGCGGCGATTTGTGGCGCTTTGTAATCTACATCACTAGCAAACGCACCAATACCGTTTAATACTCCAAAAGATTGCACAAGTTTAAGACCACCTACGGCGATCATACCAGCTGCTAGGCCCTGGCCCGCTGCTCCTTTTACAAATTTTGGTAAGAAAAGACCTACTGCAACTGGTACTGCTGCTTTGATCTTATCATTTGTTGCTGCTGGTAAAAATTTACCAACTAATTGTGCTGCTGCTGCTCCGGCTACTGTATAAAGTACAGTGCTAGCTGCGCCGCCTACTTTGCCAATACCAGACATTCTGCGACGTCTAGGGGCTTTTTTTGCTGCTTTTCTTCTACGCATTTTTTTTGTTTTTAAATTGTTGTGAAGTATTTAATCTACCAGAGTAATTGATCAGCATAGTATCCCGGGGAGCCTTTAACCGTTCTATCCTTCTGGTGTCTTATTTTATATAGTTTTCTTTTTTCGTCTGCTATCTTTTTACCGCAATATCTTAAAAAGCTAGGATAATCTAAATAATTAGGATCACCCACGCTAGCTAATAAATTGCCGTAAACATCATAAACATCAATTTTTTTGTTTTTCTTTTCACTAGGTAAAACAATTACGTTTAACGCTTTTGCTTTTCTTTTAGTATATAAAGAAATTTTGTACATTTATTTTAAATAAATTTTTTTAATTGTTGTATATGTGTTTTTAATTCTTTTATATGTTTTTTACTTACTAATATTGATTTTGCTATTTCTTTATCTTTTCTATATGGATATAAAAGTTTTATTCCTTTTTCGTGCCTTAATATTTTTTCATTAGCATATTTAATGTCATCTAATATATCATTTTTAGATTTTTGTACTACACCAATCATATGTTTATGCTGTAATTCATCTAATTGGCTAACTTGATCCTTTACTTTATGGATCTTATTTAATACCGACTGCTCACTTACTTTTTTCTTTACGCCAGCTACTCTACGGACGTGCTTTTTAACAACTCCGTATTTTGTATGTTTTTTCTTTGCTGCCTTTTTAGGTGCTGCCTTCTTTGCTGCCTTCTTTTTAGGGGCCGCGCCTACTTTTTTACCGTAAACGTGCGCAAACGCTTCTTTTAAAGAAACGCCAGTTTTTTTTCTGTATTCAATGGCTTTTTTAAAATTTGCCTTTGCTGTTTTCTGTGCTGCGGTCATTATTTTTTCATTTTTGATATTGCGAAAATACCAGCGCCAACAATAGCCAGTGTAACCCAGATATTCATTCCAGCTTTTGTTGTTCCTGGCAAGTTTTCTTTATAATTTATTTGATCCTTTGTAAAATAAGATTTATTTAAAAAATTATTTTGCAAATCGGGCCTTTGTAATAAAAATCTTTGCCTGTAATTATCTAGATATGTATTCCAGTATAACTTATCTTCTGGCAATAATTGTTTATAATCTTCTGGGTAATTTTGGCGGTACCAATATAATAACTCGTTAACGTCTACATCTGCGGCCTTAAAATTTCTTTGGCTTGCTGCAACTACTAGTGCTAATCTATTCCTAGCGTCTGTATTTGAAATTGCCTTTTTAACTTCATTAATAACGTCGCGTGCTTCGCCAGCTGGACGCGCAGATATATTTCTAATAAAGCTAATTATACCAGGTAAAGCCGAAATACCAGCAGAAACAAGCGCAGAAATAGGCTTTGCAGCCGCTACTGCTACCAGTGGCGCTATTCCAATACTTCTGTTATTATAATATCTTTTATTATTCATACCGCATTTATGGCAAATGTAAGGATCATAACCGCCTTTGGATATATTCCACTTCCAGCCGCACCCTCTACATCTTATTATCATTACTTTTTCTTAAATATTAAAAACGCTGCTAGTGCCGCGCCACCTATTAGCAAAATTGTATTTGTGCTTATTCCAGATCTTTGCTCTGGCTGTTGTTGCATTGGCATAAACGGCTGCTGTTCATACTGCCCTGGTACATAACTGCCACCAGGACGCGAAGCCGTTATAATAGCTGGTGCCGCGCTAACAAGTGAACTAAACGCATTTTGCCAGTCAAAACCTGGTTGTGAAGGATCCCTTCCAATTCCAGACACACTAGGTAAATCTTGAAGCGCAACAGTAACTTTATTAATTGCTACTTTATATTGTAACTCTTTGCTAGATCCTGGGGTAATTACGCCAGCTTGTAATAATCTATCGCGATCTCTTACAAGTTTATCTCTATACGCTTCCATTTCTGCGCGTTTGTCGCTTGATGTGTAACCAACGCCGCTTAATGCAATTAGTGCCATTTTTATTTTTTTATCTTTATAAAAACTAGGTTGTCTTTTTTCGTTAAATCTTGCCAACACTGGATCAATCCAAATTTCTTTTTTTGTTCCTGGATACATAACAGCAAAAACGTGTTGTGGCTCTCTTGAACTGTCTTTATATCCTGCAAATCTAAACGACAAAGGTACCTGGAAAATACCTTTTCTGTTTAAACTATCTAACACACCATTTGCAAATAAAGCATAACTTTTGCAATCACCTGGCATTGCTACAATGGCGCTAGGGCTTCTTAAAGTTTGGTTTTTATTACTCTCAATGTAATAAGGTACATTTGATTTTAAAAAATTCCAAATATTTCTAGCCGTTTCTAATTCACTCTCACCGACAAAAATATCACTAATTTTGTCGTATTCCTCTTGCCATTTATAATGCGTATCAACTATTCCGTCTATTATATCCGTAACCGTTTGATCACTACTTACGACCTTTTTATAGTTTTGAAAAGGCGCCAGCTTTTTTAATACTACGCTTTTAGAAACCATTAAAACTATATTTTACGTCAAAAGGTAATAAAACGCCGTCCACCTGGGCCGTACCAGCTAGTCGAAAATCAGCTTTTTTATCCTTAATAAGTTCGCGAATAGAAGTTATTGCCCCTTCTAGTGTCGTAACAGCTACTAATGGCAAAATAGCCTGGCTATTGGCTAAAATTACCGTTTTATTGTTGTAATACACATCAGCCACTTTTAAACCGCTTGCTAAATATAGCTGCGCCCTTAAATTGCTTAATTCTGTTGTAAATGCTGTTGGGTTATTAATAGTTACTTCTATATTGATCTGTGGATCTAAAAATGATCCACCCAGGCCCACCCTAGATATTACAAAGCTAACGCCTTGCGAAAAGCGGTACTTGCTGTAAATCCAGTAAACTGCTGCTGCGCCAACTAGGGCTGCTAGCCATTTTTTTGCTGCCATACTGCTACAAAGGTACAAAAATTAACCGAAATTAACTAAAAAAAACTTTTTTTTAAAAATAGTGTGTGTTGGTTAAACTTTTAGTTTAAAATTTATTATCTTTGTACCTCTGGTAAAAAGATAAAAATTAAACCACCTATTTTAAACCACTTAAACCGGTTTAAATTATTTTCTTTTCACCTTTAATTAAACCACTAATTAAGCGATATATACCAGGCACAAAAAAACCAGCACTAGGCTGGTATTTTGGCGGCGTACTGGGCTGCTAGCTTTGTTTTAATTGTTCAGCCAGACGCGGCAATAAAATCTTTTCGTTTTTTTCTCGTATAAATTTACATAATGTCCGCCAACTTTGCGGGCAAACTCAATAAAATTTTCAACTCGGTTTATATTTCTGTATTTTTTAGGGGTTATTTCTTTGTGATCCTCAAAAAAAATAATTGCTGTATAATATTCCATATTGTATATTTGCAGTGAAAGGAAAATAAGCAGTTAATTAGGGTTAATTGTTTTGTCCAGGCGGTCAAATTTTTGGCCGCTTTTTTTTGCAA